AACACCAGCCAAGGCCAATGGGGTCATCACAGCACCCAAAATAATAGCACCAACCCAGAGTTCACCAGCCATAGCAATCAACTTACCACCAAGATCAGGAACCTCAAAGCCAGACAATTGTTGAAGTCCAGTAGCAAACAAGTACAGACCAACACCAGCCAAGGCCAATGGGGTCATCACAGCACTAAGAATCAAAGCCCCTGCTGCTATTTCAATTGCTAGTAGTAGCAGTTTGCCCCCGAGATCGGGTAGTTCGATCTCAGCCAAAGCTTGTAGCCCAGTTACCAAAGATTGAATTCCATAGCCAGCCATGAAGGCTGGTAAGGCAATAGCAGCCAAGCCGTACCCCAATAATAGTAAACCGGGTGTGACAAAATAGGCGACTAATGATAGAGCCGTGAGTCCGGCTGCTAATTGTAAGAATCGAGCCCCGATATCAGGGGGAATAGCATTCAATAGTGTGGCCATTCCAGTAGCCGCGAGATTGATACCAGCTCCGACCATGTAAGCTGCGGCACCAACAGCTAGAAGAGCAACACTAATAGCCAATAGTCCCAATGCAATCGGGCCTTGGGCAAGTGTTGCAAGACCGACCAAGACTAATCCTAGTAATCCTACTGACACGACTATACCAGCCATAGCGGCTGCAGCGGCCCATCCTTGTTCAGCGATTATTGCGGTCGCTTGAGCGAACACGTAAGCAGCAGTAGCCGTTAATAAGAGTGCTCCGCTTAATGCTAATAACGGAAGCATGACAGGTGCTATAGCCATTCCTAGGGCATTAAGACCGGCACCGAGCGTTGTCATGAACGAGATGAACATTGTGCCAAGTTGTGCTAATCCGACTGACGCTCTTGCGAAGAACCCGGCCATTCTGGTCTGCACAAAAGCGATAGAAGCACCGAATATATTGAATACGTTGGCTCCAACGCTCATTAGTCCGATAATCCCAGTTAATATTGGCGGGATTAAAATGAATGCTGCAACAAGGGTGGCAGCAGCCATTCGCACATAATAAAGTGGTGGGATTAGATCCTCTAAAGCTGCCCAAAGACCGGTAAAGATACCAATAACATTGCCGATCGTATCAATCAAGAAGGCGGCTGTACTAATGATCGGGATCATGCCTTGAGCAATGAAATTCACGAAAGGTGAAACCAAAGCCCATATCGAAGCATTTAATGCTTGAATTGAAGCATAAAGAGTATTCATCGAGTCATTGAATGCTGCTTGCTCATCTTGTATTCTTACATGTTCAGCACGCATATTCTCCATAGCGGCAGTCATGCCTTCAATAGTACCGCCGCTCTCTTTAATCAGATTACGGTAGAATGTTACCATATCAATGTTACCACCCAGGGCCTTAGCCTTAGCACCCAATCGAATAGTCAACATATCAAGCTCAGCCCTGGTCATCTCACTACTTTGCTGAGCATTATAAAGCTCCATGCCCATTTTGCTGAAAGTATCAGTGATAGCTTGTGCTCTTCCTTCTGTGCCCTCCCCGAATGTCGGCCCCAATTTGCCATTAAGTACCAAAGCCTCGGAACCTGTGGCATACATTATCTCATTGATCTTGCTGATAGCTTCGGCTGTGGCTCCCGCCTGTTTCGCTAGCCCTGCGAACATCGATTGAGCCACAGCCATATCAGCCGGGACCTCGTTACCATAAATCGACGTCATCAAAGAAAGCTTATCGAGCTGTTCTGTCAAGACCTTGTTGACTTCTGCGGCAGTCAAGCCAAAAGCTTCCTGGGCAGCGGTGGTAACATTCATGACATATGCCAAATCACCAAGCTCAAGACCAGCCCCACGCATCGTGCGGGTGTACTCTGCTAGGCCCTTAATACTGACCCCAGTGATCCGAGACGTTTGAGCGACCATTCCAGCATACTCATCAAGAAGTTGAATGGGGACTTTAATTCCCATCAATTCTTTATAAGCTTCCTGAGTTTGTTCTGTGAACACCCCATATTCAGCTGAAGTCTGAGCAACAGCATTCAAGAGATCGTGTTGAGTTCCATATGCTCGGAAATTGGCTGTTACAAAGTCTTCAGCTTGTTTGGTCATGTTCCCCAATGCATTTGCATTGGCGAACATCGCATCAGACACTTGATCTATAGTCCTAAGCAATTCTTGAAATTCGGTGCGATACCTTCTAGACCCAGTAGTATTTCTGTCGATATTATCGCCATGACGCTCATGTAACTCATCAATCTCCTCAAGCGTGAGACCCATGGCCTGATAAATATCGTCTAATTCTTGAGCGGAGAATTGTTCACTGGCAATCGTCTCAAGAGCCAATTGTTGTAAAAGTTGGCGTTCTTCATCCAACTCGAACATTTCTTTTCGAATCTCTTGCAGATCTTCGTTCAGATCGAACTGTTTCTGAATCTCATCGGTAGCCTCAGTATTTCGTTCAAGAGTCTCGCCTAATTGATCAAATTGATCGACGTACCGTTGATTCTGATCATCAATAATGCCTGTCATGGCACCCAGAGATTGGCTAATCTCTGACGTCACATCGACCACACCAGAAAGAGTCTGAGTGAGGGCACGAGACAGAGACTCTTCAATACCACCAATTCTACTTTCTAACTCATCTACAGCTTTAAAAGCCTCACCAGAGTCAATAGAAAGAGCTATTTGTATTGCATATAGGTTGGGATCAAATGCCATCGTTTCTCAAAAATATCTTGTTAGAATCAATAAGTAACCTTTTATATTTACTAAGATTATGAATAATCAACAATTCATTGAAAGAGCTAGAAAAAGACATGGAGACAAATTCGATTATTCACTGGTCGATTGTCAAACATTGCGATCCACAGTCTTGATAATTTGTCCAAAACACGGCAAATTTGAACAAAAAGCGGGTATACATCTTCAATCTAAATATGGATGCCAAAAATGCGGAAAAAGCATTGCTGACAAACATCACCAAAAGTCTTTAAGCAACTTCTTAGAAAAATCTAAAGAAAAACATGGAAGCAGATATGATTACAGCAAATCAACATATGTTGATTCCAAAACCAAAATAACAATAACATGTAAATTACATGGTGATTTCGAAGTATTGCCATCTAGACATTTTTCTAAGAACAAACCAGGTAATTGCCCCAAATGTGCTCGAATAAGTATCAAAGATCAATTAGTAGCCTCAAGAGAAGAATTTATTGAAAAATCGAGACAATCTCAGAAAAATGAATATGACTATTCTATATCAAAATATACTGGCTCAGGCAAAAAAGTAGAGATAGTATGCCCAGAACATGGTAAATTCGAACAATTTGCTTCAGCACATTGTAGTGGTATAGTAGGATGTAGAAGATGTGGGGCGAGCAAATGTCAAAACGACCTAGAAAATGCCATCTCGAAATTGGGGGTATCAATAATCACAGAGGATAGGAAAGCCATATCACCATATGAAATAGACATCTTAATTCCAGACTATAATATTGGAATAGAGTGTAATGGGATATACTATCATTCGTACAATAGACCAGAACTGCACAAAGAGAAATACAAACACAAAACGAAATGCGATCTAGCTGCAGCAAATAATATTATGTTATTGCAATTTACCGATCAGGAAGTCATTGGTAACATAGACCTAATCATATCAATGATAAAATCGAAAATTGGTATGTCTAATAGGATATTCGCTAGAAAATGTGTGATTAAAAAGATCTCCAACAAAGAATCAATCGATTTTTTGAATAATAATCACATGCATGGTTATAGATCAGCTAAGATTGTATATGGGATGTGGTTTTCTTCTAAATTGGTAGCGGTTTTTTCGCTATCGCCACACAAAAAACATCAATGGGAAATAATCAGGACAGCATATGACCGAGATTGTGTTATTGTTGGGGGTCTGGATAAAATGATTAAAAGGTTTGTAACAGACTATAAACCCATTTCAATCATGACCTATGCAGATAGAAGATTTTCACAAGGTATGAGTTACATTAGATCCGGTTTTAAGTTAATAGACCAAACCAGACCGAACTACCAATACATAAAATCCAACTCTGTTTATAATAGAATCCAGTATCAAAAACACAAACTCAAAGAAAAATTGGATAAATTCGATCCAAACAAAACCGAAGCCGAAAACATGTTTATGAATGGTTTCCGAAGAATTTGGGATGCTGGTCACAACAAATTGTTATTAGGCACACTGGATTCTGTCTGAGGCTGCCGTTGGGGCTACCTCTTGCTCGGATCGCTAGGCTCAAGGAGCCCACATTGATTTCCGCTTTCCATTCCACATCTGATCCATATTGGCCAGATTATCGTAGATCCTAGCTTCCTGACGAGCAAGGTAGTAATCTTGCACAACGCCAAGGAATCCTGGAGCCGAAGACTGAGACTGAATCGCGGGCTGACGGGGCTGACGAGCAGCTTGTGCCCTAGCCTCGAAATCCTTTTCCCATACGTAACGGACAATGTTGAAGCCAGCGACCAAGTCCCTACCTTCTTGTGCCCACTTGCGACCAAGTTCACGGCAAGTCTTTTGTAGCTCTGGGCATTGAGCATCAAGCCACGCACTGATCTCTTCGCGGGACCATTTAAGACCATCATCATGAGAGGAATGAGCTGCGGTGGACATGTTTCTGTGCCTTGCCTTGTCTAAAAACCATTTGACGTAACTGGAGGCGGCTCTTCTCAGTGAAAGGAACCAACCTCTGATTCATTGTTGCAACGATCTGGGGTTTCGTTAATTTTAATCCCGTATAAAGCTCATTCCAATCCTTCGTGAACACTTCCTCGCCATTCTTTATGTACGGAAGCTGCGGAGGAATCGAAAAGAATACCTTATACCCCATATTCGCCAGCCTCGGACCATTCTCCATAACACTCTCAATAGCCGGTTTATCATTGTCAGGTGCAAGCACAACGCCCTGACGGGGGCCTATCAACTTAATCCGTTTCAATTGACCATCAGTTAGAATCACCCCACCGGAAGACAAAGCGTGCCGCCCAAGAGTATTCTGATCGAAGATCGACTCGGTGAGAATGATGTACTCGGCCCTTGGACATTCGTCGAAGCCGTACAAAACATGATCACGAGTCACTTCTAATTCGCCAATCTTCTCGTCCTTGGCGTTCCTGACATCAGTAGAAGGAAACCAGAACTGCTTGTTATAGATGTGCCGGCTCTGCATGTACACAAGATCGCCGAACTCTGTGTACAACCAAAGGATATCCGAGCCTCGAAAGTGGAGGTTCTGTTCTAGGATCTCGTGCTCGGTGTAGCCACGAGATAATAGATAATTCCAGAGGGGGCGTTTTGCGAGGCTGTCTGGGTTATTAAGAGGACGAAACCCGGAGGGGATCTCTATCGAAAACGTCTCCGTGGCTTCTTCTTTAGTTTCCGTTGCACCTGAAGACTGATAGGCGTGTGAGAGGCTTGCGTCTCCCACGAGTTCACGGAGAGCCTCACGGAAGCTCGTGTTGCGGTATAGCTGAACGAATCGGATTATATGGCAGGGGCGTTTCCCGGTTTTGGGATTGCGGTCGCCCGCCCATTCGTCTCCGCCCCAGTCGTGCAGAGAGCCATTGAGATTGATGTTCAAACGTGGTTTATCGTGCCCGGTTAGGGGGTTGATAATGACCAGTTCGTCACCATTCTTTCGGGTCTTGTGGACCTTGAAATTGGCCCTTACCCAGGCTTCGATTCGTTCAGGTGGAATATTGTACCGCATACAATAATAACACCTGTGTGGGTGTTAGCGAATTTCGAACCAGAATTTCTTACTAACACGTGTGGTTCCATCTGGCAGTGTCAATTTGATCTGGTACCAGTAAGTCCCGCGAATGAAGGTGCTAGTGTCGAGGTTCCATTTCACAACCCATGGGTTGGTTCGATAATTGCCTTGACGGAACCCAAGATCCATTTCAGCATCTTGGACCAGAACATCGCAATACTGCGTACCGACCGTAATAGATGCCTTCAGAAAAGGAATCAATGGGTCTACGAGATTCTTGTTGTAGGAGTAAACCGGCAGCGGGATCAGACCAACTTCGAGAGGCTTGACTTCGGGGCTGTTGAATCGAACATTGAGAGGTTCGAAACCGAAGTTGATGGTTTGTAGGCCATCGTTGCAGAGCCATGCGTCTGGGTAGACCCAAAATCGGTGGCAGCATGTAACGAGTTGGTCTTCGTAGATTGGGTCGGTGCAGTCACATGGTGGGTTGGTGCCGGATGTGACCGGAACGTCTGGTGGGCATTCGGCTGGACATTGGTCGCCGATGCATGGGTTACGTGGGTAGAAGTACCAGACGTCGATGTAGACCTCTGGGGCTTTGAAGTCTGATGGGATAAGGAATGGTAGATGATATTTCCCTGGGATTGGGATACCATCGGGTGGTGGTGCTGTTCCGCATTGTCCGATGTCTATTGGCAATGTTTCTTGGCAGGCTGGTGCTGGATATAGGGGATCTCCGCAGTCGGCGAATGGGATCACAGCTTCCAGATTTTCGGGAGCTACTTTACAACGGTAGATCTCGACTCTTTGAATCCAGAATGGATCATCGAGTCGTCCGTTGTTGTAGAAGTCCACGTTGAGGTCGACTAGATTACCAGTTCGACCACTTATTCGTGGAAATGAATTTGCTAGATAGCAGTCACATGCGGCCATTGGTTCACCTTTTAAAAATGCTAAATTAGGTTTGATAATTCAGCATTAGGGACCATTAACGCCGCCTATTTGCTTGAGCTTCTTGCTCTTCTTGAGCTTTTTTGATCCTTTCAATCCACCATCGCCTGTCTTCGGCAGGAATTTGTTCCTGCTCGAAGAGGCTCAATTTGGCGTGGGTCTTTAGTAAGTATTGTTCCTCTAGGAGGGATTCATACCTACTCTCAAGCTCTTCATCAGTCAGCCGTTCGAAAAAACCCGTCAGTAATGGGCAATTCCATCATTGCCTCATTACTGCACTCCTGACATGTGACGTTTACGGTAGTATCAATACCAGGGGTGTTTTCCATCAAGAAGTCTCTGATGGCCGCATTATCCCGAGAGTGTAGACGGGACACGATTCGGTTTACCAACATTGGCTCCGAATTACCATTGACGGACACAATGGTCTTTTCTACTGAACCATCCATAAGCTGATCGGCTTGGGATGCGACTTCTGTTTGGCCGGGGCGTTGACCTCGACGGTTCCGATTTCGGACGTTACCAGCTCGAACCGTGTTGCCATCGAGCCGCTTGTTAAAGCGTCTGGATGCCATGATGTTAGCGATGTCTGTTTGGCGGAGGAATCGCACTCCGACATATACTTCACGACCGGAAACGGCGGTGAGGTGGGGCAGCACGACTTTGAATGGTTCGTTGCCGATGTTGGGATTAGCTCGAATGACCGTGCCGTACAGTTCGTTCATGTCGTACGTGTGGCTGTTTTCAGCCGAGCAGTTAGGACATTTCGCGACGAATTTGTAGAGATTACCGAATGTCAGACCTCGAATGTAGTATAAGAGGAATGTTCGGTCACCAATGAGTAGATCTTGGGGGTTCGTGCCTCCTGGCATTTCGGAGCATTGTTCGAACATTTTGTCGACTGCTCCGCCGCTTTGGATAAGTCGGCGGTTGGAGAAGGCTTTTTCGACCGATTGAGTCATGGCTCGGACTTTAACGGTTCCGTTTTTCCAGCCTTCGTAGTAGAGCCCGTCGCTTGGGAGTGGTACTTCTTCCCATGGGATGAGCATTTCGTCTGGTGCGTTGGCCAGAGCATTCAGAAAGTCATCATCTGACATGTCCTTGCCGAGATCACGAATATCTGGATTCACTTCTTCCTTATTTGATACGGAAGGTGTGCCGACTTCGGATAATGGGCGTCGTGGGCTGCGTGGATCGTCGCCATCATCTTCCAGATTGATGTCTTTCTCTTTAGTCATTCTTGTATTCCGATTCGAAGTAATCATAGGTGATTGTTATTTCGATGCTCTTGATACTTGCTTCAAGGTAAGTGAGTTCACTTTCTTTGAAGGAGGTCGGCCAAGAGCCGAACAGCTTATATTCGGTGTTTCCAGAATCGACGCCAGCAGCTAATGGGCTGGTGTCGCCAAGGTCTGGGCGATCACTGAGATACTTCCGAATTATAGCATCACCCTTATATGCGTTCGGAGCTTTTACTCCAGAATCAGTATCGAAAATTAGTTCATACCAACGTCGATAATATCGGCTAATGTCGACGGTATCATACCATGAGATTCGAACATCTTCGAATTTTGGTTTACCAGCGAATTTATATTCTACTGACCCGCCTTCAGTGGAGACTTTATCGAAAGTCGCTTGGGGCAAGGTGGCTGTACGGAGGGCGACCACATTTCTGATTTGAGAATCATCTGAGCCCATTGCTGAGCTGAGTGTATCGATTTCCCAAGAGAACGATGTGTAGTACCTCTTACCGGGGCTTATTCCGCCACGGTTGCCACCAAGCCCTCCAATAACAAATCCAGGCATATTGATCTCCGCAGTTCAAGGAAGTCTGAGTTCAATAACTTTATCAAAGTTCAGAGTTACTTGAATCTTGGATATTTCTGAATCTTTATAGCTCAAACTATCAGGGTTCATTATATGCGGCCAGCAACGGAGGAGACGATACGCCCATATCGTCCCGCCTGTGCCATTCAATTGCTCGATTAGAACGTCAACACGACGGGCTGCTTCAAAACCAGAACGGGAATGTTGGACACTGAATGAAGCGTTAGTCCACCACTGAAGAAGAGCTTCTAAAGTCAGGCTATAATCTGAAGTGGTTGAACTGACTGAAGCTGAAGAATCTTGAATTATTTCATAGAAAGTAGCTGTGATTGGCTCATATTCGCCTCGTAGGGGCACATGAGAAAAGTCAGCTCCGTTCCATACTGTTTCAGATTGAATCCGTAAAGTCGGTCTGTCAATCTGTTCACAAGCGATTGGAATAATCAGTTGAAAATCTGTAACACCAGCCAACGGCGACACTGAAAGACGAAAACGATGACGTCTCGCAGTTTCAGTGCCGTTTCCGAGGAAATTGGGATTACCGACCAATCCGACGCCATTACAGTCGTCGAAAAATCGTCCAACGTTGAATCCAGGCATGTTTCACCAGTTGTATTAAACGACTGGGCAGCTTGGAGCAATTGGTTGTGGAGTGATTGGAGTTGGGCAGCTTCCGTCCAAGAATTGACGAACCGCTCGATCGTAACGCATCGTGCACTCAATCATGCAGATCTTAGACGATGTGTAATCCAGGTCACCCCAGTCGCAATCTTTCGGCCAGCAGCCCATCATCGACCAGACTTCATTAGGTTGACCAGTACCATCAAGCATCCGCAGGGAGCCTTCTCGCTTATAAAAGCGAGGGTGAGCAACCAACTGGTCCCCAATATCTAGCACTGTTTCAATCCAGTGATAGACACCCTTGGAAACATCAGGATCTTGCTCAGCATCGTACCAACGCATTTTCATTGGTTGGAATTTGTGCTTACCAGCGAAGTACACGGTTTCTTGGTTGTGGTGCATTTCCACTTCCTCGAACTCGAACTTCGGTCGGCTAGCCGACTCCAAGAGCAAAAGCTCAGTTGTGGTCCAAGCACCCGCACCACGACCCAAGGATTCAAAAATCCAACGATTTTGTCGGCGAGTCTCGATGTTATTGGCGGGTCCCCCAGGGAGGGCACCACCAAACGGTGCAACGTTAAAACCAGGCATGAGCAATTCCTCTGAACAATGATTCGTGCTATTAGTAATTTTTCCTAGAAGATCTGCGGATTATAAACCGCAAGACGATTCATGGGATTTTGTGAGTTCGCTATGAACTGGTACTGGTCATTATTAAGTTCATCGCTATTAATAATTTTGGTGCAAACGAACCCTAGAGACTTCAAAAACAATTGTGCGGCAAGTAATGTCTCATTCAAAATTGTCATGATCGGACGAGGATACTCAGCACGACTAATATGAGCCATCATCCGAGCCCCAACCTTCTGACGTCTAAATTTCGGATGCACCCAAAAATGCATCAAAAGAACCGGCTTATTCTGCTGCCGATTATAAAGAACATAACCAATAGGATCACCATAAATATTGAACCCTATAATCCCACCACTCTGCCCAAGACTATAAAGATAATGTGGGATACTCTGCTCAAGATCGATTTGAGTCTCATCGATACAAGATCGTAATATAGGTTCAAACTGGGTGCGGTGTTTCGAGTCAAGAGACTCAACTGTCATGAAAATATCCATAGCATGTCTCCCCAAGTATAATATGTTTGGAAAGAATACAAAAATGGGGCGTTGACCACACCGCCAACACCCCATGTTAAAGAAGGGGTGACCCCCAAAATACACCAATGGGGAGCCTTCTAGGGGCTCCCCATTGACGACAATCGCTCTAACGATTAACCACCATTCATAACGCCAACAGCCGACAAGACTTCTTCCGAAGTCAAGCTAACGCTCTGACGAGTAACACCAATATTGAGCACGACGATCTCAGCCGAGCGTTGCGGTACCAAAATCACCGAAACCCAAAGCTCACCACGATCAATTCGCTCAGGAGTATTGTTGTTCTCATCCACGATCACAACAAACTCAACCAAACCGCGACGAGACTGAATATCACTCAAGAACGGATTGATCGAAGCCCGAACCTGCGACCACAAAACACGATCGTTGGGCTCAAAGACAAAGTTGCGGAGCAACTGAGCCAAGCCACGTCGTACGCGGTTCACGAGCAACCGGACGTCCATCCGACTCAAAGGAGACTCACCACGTTGCAACGTTCGGTTGCCCCAGACGGTCAGTCCTTCTTGAGTGAAATTCACAATTGGGTTAACGCTGTTGCCCGATCCGTAGAGCAAATCACGTTCACCTTGAGTTGGCGAGTATTCGACCGCGATTGGGCTCAAGAGCCGACCACGACGAAGACCGGCAGGAGCCGACCACGGATCACCTTCACGAGCACTGCGGCTGAAGACAGCGGAAATGTGGCCGGATGGTGGAATCCAAATGTTCTGACCAGAGAACTGATCGAAGACCAGCAACCAACCAGTGTAAAGACCAGCATAGCTCGTGTTGATCGCTTGCTGCAGATCGCTCAAGAGCATACCATTGTGCCAATCGACCGTTTGTTGTGGGCGAAGCCCGAACGGAGGATCGACGAGGTAGACTGAGTCACCACGGCCCGAGACGATTTGAATCGCAGTACCAATCACCGCACCAGAACTGAATCCTGGAGTAGCGAGCACATCGACTTCCAACCCCTCTGGGTTCTCGAAGGCATACAAACCAGTCGCAAGCTGAGGACTACCGATAACGGCAGCATCCAGCAAATTCGAGAAGCTTGGGTCAGTTGGGATACCATTGGCACCACCAGTGTACTGACGAGAAGCAAACTGCGAAGGCTGACGAATTTCGTAAGTCGACAAGTTTGGATCATTGTTCAAGAAGCCGGGACGCTCTTCCCAATGAACGTAGAGGTTTCCGCGAAGACCGCCACCGCTGGAACCTGGGTTAATCAGGTTAGCGACGTAGTTGCTGTCGTTCTTGTCGAATGTGAAGTCTTCGACTCGTTCAAGGATTTCTCCTTCACGACCAAGAACAATCAACTTGTAACGGCCAGCGATGTCACCCACACCCTCGGTGAAGAGGGAGAGCTGAACTGTGACGTCATCTGCCCATGTTCCGGCACTTGGAGTGACGAACCATCCAACGATGTTTTGGAAGTAGTTCGTGTCCGAGACACAAGCCGCTGATAACGGGTTGTTTTCGCAGGAAAGCGGGTTGGCAGGGTTGTTCTGACCAGGAGCTGGCAGCGACAATCGGCTGTCGAAGAAACCACGGTAGCTTCGGCGATAAGGATTGAGAATATCAACCTCATCAGCGAATCGTAGAACCTTAATATTACTGAAGTTGGCTTCAAGCTCAAGAGTATCGTACTGGTGGTCTTCGGAAGCGATGATGACCAAGTGGGTTGTTCCACCGGGTACTGTCAATTCGATTGCTTCGTAGTAGACTTCACCACCGTTTGTTCCAGCTCCGTCGATTGTTCCGACGATCGAGGCAGTGGTAATGTTGTTACCAGCTGCGACCGAGACACCGATTTGTTGGGTGTCATTTTCGCCGATCACGTTCAACAGAACTCGGTTGTTCTGCGAGCTGAAGGTGTGAGGACCTGGATCAAGGCCGAGCAAGAATGCACGTGGGATATCCCAAGCGAATTGTTGCGTGTCGACTTCCAAAGCAAAAGCGTTGGTCGCCATCAGTTGAAGTCTTTCGCCTTCAGTGACCGAAACAATCTCTGCTGTCTCAACGCCTTCGAGCACCGTGTTGACGAAGATGTAATCTTCTGAAACCAACAGGGCGTTTGCGGCGTTGACGAAAGCATTAACGCTGGTGTACGTTGCCGTTGGCATTTGGTACACGTTAGGAGTCGTTGCCCCTTCGACTGCTACAGCGAAGGATCGGTTATCGGGCTCGACATTCCATGTGAATGTGTCACCGACATCAAGTTCGCCTGAAGTCAGTTGAACTCGAACACTGAATCCAGCGTCTGGAATAGTGATGTAGTTCGAGACGTTGTTAGCACTTGGGTCGACGATTACGTCGTCCACGAGCACTTCACCGTCGCTGTTTCGGATGATCTGGAATTCGGAACCACCGATGCCTGCTCCTGAAGAGAGGTCTGGTTCGCTGTTGACGACGAGTGTGAAGGAGTCGTCGATATCGCCAGTGTAATTCCCAAGAATACCAAGAGTAGCAGCAGTCGCACCATTGGTGGAGCTGAGGCTAGCATCAGTATAGTTGATGTTGAAAATGCTGGACGGGTGGAATGAGACTGGTGGTGGGTTGTCGTTGGCACCGTTGCCAATACCACGCAGTGTCAAACGACCGACATCGATTCCGGAGAAGACTGGGACACGGCCCCAACCTTCGATTCGGGAACCGCTTGTGTCGATGCAGACTTCATTCAAAGAAGCTGGTTGGCCTTCTTCGCACTCAACACCGATTCGAAGCACGTAGGCTTGGTTTCCTTCTTCAAGGTAAGCCAGGACTGCGTATCCAAGATAGCTGTTGGGGAAGGGCTCTCCAAAGACATCAATGAACTGCTGAGCATTAGTGATTAATACTGGCGTGTTCACTGGGCCTTTTTGGGCGGTACCAATAAAGCCGGGACGAAGAGGACCAGCTGCGTTAGGCAGCTGAGCGATTTCGACCACTCTTGAGTAGACGCCGGGGCTCAAGTAAGTTGGCATTGTTTCAAAGCTCCGCAATTATTAGATGTTTCAAAGGTAATTTTGCTAGAACGGAGCGTATTCTATTGAAGGCGAATATCACTCGCTGACAGTTGGTTTTATTAGTTTTAACAAACCGCGTTGTTGCAAGTTTTCGGCCTGCCCCTTAATCAGATATTTCTCATCAATCAGTACATCTTTACCTGATTGCAATTGTATCTGCTGTTGTCCACGAAAAAAGTCTTCGCCCTCTGCACTCAATTGCACAGGGATCATTTGATTGGAACAGTTGATAATCCGAATAGGATTATGCTCATTAGTCCTAGCACGCTTAATATCTTTTGCACGTGCTTTTGTCTTTGATTTGATGTTGGCCATCTTAGGTCCCGGCTTCTAGAAACGGAGGAATGTTTAGATCGATAAAAATTAAACAATTTTCTTTCCCAATAATATTTAATCTTGACAAAGCATCTGACTATTTAACTATGTTATTCGCATCCACAACACAATCAAACAATTAGACACTCTTCTTTGAGATTCATGAACCATCTTGGTTGACAATCTCTTGATATAATTTTAACAGATGTGGGTCTTTGCTCATAGCAGTCTCTCCCTCAGGAAAACGACCCCCAATAATGTTTTTAGCATAACCAAAGGCAGAATCTGAATATTTGCTTATAGCAGCCTCTCCCTCTGGCCAACGACCCCCAATAACATTTTTAGCATAATTAAAGGCGGACTCTGGGTTTTTACTTATAGCAGTCTCTCCCTCTGGCCAACGACCCCCAATAATGTTTTTAGCATAACCAAAGGCGATGTGCGGGTCTTTGCTTATAGCAGTCTCTCCCTCTGGCCAACGACCCTTAATAACATTTTTAGCATAATTAAAGGCGGAACTTGGGTCTTTACTTATAGCAGCCTCTCCCTCTGGCCAACGACCCTTAATAACATTTTTAGCATAATTAAAGGCGGAACTTGGGTCTTTACTTATAGCAGCCTCTCCCTCTGGCCAACGACCCCCAATAACATATTTAGCATAATTAAAGGCGGAACTTGGGTCTTTACTTATAGCAGCCTCTCCCTCTGGCCAACGACCCTTAATAACATATAAAGCATAATCAAGGGCGATGTGCGGGTCTTTGCTTATAGCAGTCTCTCCCTCTGGCCAACGACCCCCAATAATAGATACAGCATAATTAAAGGCCAGGGAAGCGTCGTTGTTCTTATTAATACCAGTAATTTGTTCTAATAGGTCCACCAACTTAAACTTTATCTCTGGTTCTACCTCATTATCGTAAATATCCATAAATTGATCGCTATCATAATGAATAAGATATTTCCTCTCATTATTCTCATAAACCAAGAATAGCGAACCGTCATTTAAATATTCTTCAGCAGTATAAATATTAGCTACACACCACGCAGTCCCAGAACAGAGTAGAGAAGAAGCCTTGGCGTCAGTAATTTCAACAACTTTGTGTTTACCTTTTGTTAGAACTAGCTTCGCCCCAGGCGGCAGTTGCATTCCACCCTTCCTAGCATCCCTTCTTTCAGAATTAGTTAGACTAAACTGTTGATCCAACGCCTTAGCCAGAGACCCTGGGGTATATCGACCGATATCTTTCTCGTCGAGCTTAGACTTCTTCTGATGAAAAAGGGTCAGATTCTTCAAAAGTTTCTCGTTATCTTCAGGAAATCTTGCGGTTTTGTCTTTCCACTGTTTAACCAACCACTCAGAATACTTTCCTCGTGTTGGATCAGAAGCGATAATATCTGGAAGAAGATCGGCAGCTTTCTGTTCGTCGCCGTCGAAATATTTCTTAGCCCATGTCGGGATCTTCCGTTGAACCTGATCTACCGTGGCTTCACTGATGAGGTATAATTTCATTTTTAAGCCCCGGCTTCTAAGAACGGAGGAATGTTTAGATCAACTGTGCTCGTGCAGCTTTCTTTCCAAACGGCAATCGTACCGCGAACAGTAGGCGTAACAAGCTCTGGCAAAGGAATCCAAGTCTCAGCTTGAAAATTCAATTCCCAGGTATTTACTTGGTCCTGATCAAAAGGAACTTCCAACTCAGTAGTAGTATTTGCACCTTTATAATGCAATTGAACAGCACCACTAATTCTCCCATCATCGACCATCAATTCAGCATAAGGATTGAACCGACGCATCAAATGAGTCTGAATCGTACCCATATCACGTTTCGACTCAGTAACCACAGTCAACGTGTAATTCACCAAAACCGGAACAGGCCGAAAGACCTTCGCAACCTTATTACGCGAGTTATTAAGATAACGAACAGCCATAGGGAAAAAGGGTAAACTATATTTCTCTGGATTAAATTCATAATCCTTCCCACCAGACAGAGCAGCAATAGGAAGAATAGTCTGCCCCTCCTGCTGAGCCTGAGTATGCATCAAAACAGCCCGATTAGAACCCGCAATCCGCACCCTCATAAACCGAACATGATCCTTAGCCGGAACCGGAAGATCACCAAAATAATGCTTCAAAGAACGCTCAAGAGCATGAAAAGCAACAGGCACATCCTCACGAACATACGCAGAATACTGCCCAGTGAACTCACCCATGAGTTCAACACGCTTATCCTGAATATCATCAAGCTGCTGAATAGCAGGAATCTTACGAACATGCGGCCCCAAAGACTCAGGATTCGGAGACTGTCGGAGATCGCCATCAAATTGATAGATACCCACTTTAAACCTTCAATTTGTTTACTGACTTTATTTGATAACAATTACAACACAATAATTGTATGTTTAAATCAGTGTTGATATATTTTCGATATCTCGATGCAGCAACGCCATATTTTGAACCATTGATGCCGTCGTTATCAATATGATCAAATTGGAGAACCTCATGATCACTTTCTCCACATTCATTGCATAATTTCATCGTTTTAAAGTATCCTCAATTGCCGCCTCGATTCCTTGAATAATCTTAGCCTTCTTATCTTTGGGTAACTCAGCAGCCCCCGTAACAGTCACCTCAGCCGCCTGAGGCCCCGAACCCGTCTGCTCCGGCTTCGCCCTAAACTGAGGCTCGACCTTATTCACCCGATCAGCAATATCACGAGCCGCATCATTCACAACCGCATGCATCTTAACTTCAAGAGCACGACGCAAAGGATTAAATCCTTCAGCCATTAATAAGACTCCCGAAAACCAGCACCGCCCGGATCATCCTGAGGACGATCCTGGAGATCATCTTGCGGACGAATCGTACTATCGGCCTTGAGCACGACAGCTTGGCAAGTAAAATAAAACCACACATAACGGAAATTCCCAGAAGGAGCCCCGTTAGTCACACGATAATGAGTCGGATTGATCGCAGCCGCATTATACGGAAGATAAATCACATCACCAGCTCTGAGCATCCGCTCACCAAGCACCTCATAAAGCATCCTATGACTGAAAACAATCTCAGTCGGAGCCTCAGTCTGAATCCCCCACTTCTTCAACTCAATCTTCAAATTAGCAGGCTTGAAAAAAGCCTTCATCCGATAATGATTCAAGTATGTAGGATCAGGATTTTCTTCCCATACAAGGTCAAAATCCGCATTATCAGTACGCGGATAAATCTTAACCTGAGCCCCAGAAGTGTTGATCGTCTCATCCGCTTGAGTACGAGCAGTTAGCACCTCAGGAGAATCCGGACGATAAATCGATAAAGGACCATCTTCCTTTTGCTGATCAGAACGATTGTCCTGAGACTGTTGTAGAAAATGATTAGGCCCCGGTTGATCTTCCCTTGAACCAAAATCGTAAAGGCTCATGATTATACCTTCAATAATTCAAGTGACTTTCGTTGGTGACAATTACAACAAAGTAATTGAACATTGTGATCTTCTTTAATGTACGAATTATACCTCTTCTTCATAACTCGGTTTCTAAAATTGTTTACACCATCGTTATCAACATGGTCGAATTGCAAAACTTCATAATCATTAATGCTGCACTCGAAACAACAGCCACCGTACTTTTCGATTGCTTTATTTCGCAATTTAGTGACAGGTTCACTACGCTGCAACCAAGATTGCCTTTTTCTCCAATTGCAATTAGCACAAAGAATTTGATGTCTTTCAGGACAATCCTGCACTTTAAGCAATAATTGGGGAGGAGCTAATTCACGACGATCTTCTCCACCATCATCGTTGATATGGTCAATTTGAAACACATTCTGGTCGGTTTCGCCACAAATGCAAACATTACCAAGAATATTATAACATTCTATTCTCAATCTTTCTCGATATTCTCTATGTCGACGGCTACAGTCAGACCTATTCTGTTTAGCATAAATCAAACGCTTCTGAATCTCTCTTTCCCGATTGTTTTCATACCATCGTTTGTTTCGCTCTGATTTAATGATCTTATCGCAATCGATACAACGAGACTTCACTCGACCAAATTGATTAGCCGACTTGTTTTGTTTACATGTTGTGCATACCCTATCAGGCATATTAGTCTCGTTGGTTCGGTGTAATAGGAGGCAAGAACCCAATACCTAATGGGTACTCATTTTCTTTGAAGTAGGTATTCGGACCAAGCTTTGGATTTTCTTCATCAAGTTCAGGATTACACCATTGAGATGACTCAATAGAACAAGGACCGGGCTCCTCTGGCACGTTCGCACGAGGAAGATCTTTCAGAATACCATACCAGTCTGTATTACCAGGGCAAGGACATACCAATTGAGTCGGTGGTAAACGTAACCATTTGGTTCTGTAATTCGGAGGACCAAAATTAACCCCGTAAATAACTTCAGAACCAGGTAAAGCAGCCAACGCATCGGCAAGAGATACAAGTCCATCCCCACACCCACTTTCAGCATAATAAGCCGAAAAACGAAGGGTACTGACTTCACTCGGTGGTTCACAGTGCGGGACCTGAATTAAGTCACCGGGCTTCACTTGTAACAAATTACCGATTTCAATTGGTTCCATAACATTACCTCTATTTTAGGTTCGACTGAAAAGCAATGCAAAAAATTTGGTACTTCAAAAAACCCGGTGGACAAGTATGTGGCCCCATCGAGCAAGACACACTACAAAGACTAGCCGCATCAGGCAAAATCGCAGCCGACGACATTGTCTGGAAACAGGGCACAGAATTAAGAGTTCTGGCCAAAAATGTCGGAGGGCTCGACAAATTCTACGTCGCAAAGCCACCAATCCAAGGAAGGCAAGTCCAAACGACCTACGCCCAACCAGTACAAGGACGACCAACCAGCCAAGCTCAAACCAACTTAATGACAGTCCTACCAACCCACATGGACCCTGTGGCGATACAAAGAGAATTAGTGGTAGCAGTCAAAACGACCATCATGGCAGCGATAATCGTAATTATCAGCATCATGTACCACTTGATTAGATAGCGATAATCCCAAGAGGCTCGCCCTGAAGCATAGCCTGCTCCAGGATCTTCTCTTTCAATTCCTCGCCTTCTTTGACCAGAGCCTCACCATCATAAGTGAGAGTTCCACCATCCGGTGTGGGTACGCCCTGGATCTTACGACGAGCCATACCCAAAGCAATCCGAGCCTCCGCCTCAACGTAATCATACGCCAATTTCCGTGCCTGGGGGCTCCGGAAGTGGTTGATACAAGGCAAGTAGATCACTACCACCGGGAAAGCTGCTTTCGGCGTAGGAATGAGCCGAATCTTCTGGAACTCAGCATCCAATGCGTCATCAATGACGGGTCCTTCCACTTCGCCCATCACTTCCCAACGACCCTCGACGCCAAGAATCTTAGCTGAGTGCCTTCGATAATGCTGGACAAGGTGGAAGTCCAAGACCATCGTGTTCGGGCCGAAGAAGTTGCCAGAGTTCAGTAGATACTGGCCGACTCCGAAGATGTCGTTGAAGTTACCAACGTAGGGGTCCCAACTGACTTCTTCAATCCACCAAGCATCATCAGGCATTGGATATGTGGCTTGAAGCGGGATTGTGTAAAAAGTGGCTACTTTCTGTTCCCTAGGGAAATACATGGCAATAAAATCGCCAGCAACCCGAATAATATCTTCTAGTTGCTCTTCGGTTAATTCCACATTAATATTAGGATAACCAAGCTTATGAAGAACATACCTCTTCAGAGGTTCCGTATTCATCTTAAGTATCGAAGGTCCAATGCCGCCCGGACCTGAAATTGAACCTGCACAACTCACAATTAATACTCACAATTAGATTATTTTATTCCAAAGTAATTTTAAATGACCGGCATCATATGTTCTAACATACCCATTATTTAGCATGTTTTCGAATTCCGAACAGCCTGGATCAAAGCAATCACCTAATAATCTATTCAACTTGTGTTTTTGGCACCTCTGCCTAGAATAAACATTACCAGCCTTGTAATAAAAATAATTGGGTGTAGTATAGCTTTCAAAAACAAATCCATTCTTTAGATATAAATTACCCTCGCTAATCCTACAATCAGCGAAAGTCAGAATTTCGCTTGGATCAAAATCAGAAATGAATTTTGAAAACAGCTTAGAAAAACCTCCCTGAACAGAATATCCCGGCAAAGAAGCATATCTAATCACCTCCCATTCATGCTTGGGGTGTTTTGAAAAGCTTAAAAGAGAAACTAGATCACCATCATAAAAAAGTCCATAATTCAATCTAGCATTTCTATGAGATTGTAAATGCGAAAGGTTCATGAACCCAGACACTTCAGAATTAGTACACTTTTTGAAAGAACACTTCCTAGCACCTATTTTTCTCAATTTCCCAAGTTTATAAGAAATCATCGATTCAATTAAAGAAAAATTGCTCAAAATCTCGTGGTCCCAAAATTGATACAACGAGATGTTTTTCTCTATAGACCTGACATACTTCATAAAATGTCTGTCTTTAGCGTTACTATTTTCATCAATCGACTTAGCCCCATGCCAATAACACCCATTAATTTCAATACCAAAATTTTGGCCAGGAACCCAAACATCAATTTCAAGACCGTCTAAAACAGATCTATTGTTTATCTCATACTCAACACCCAAAGAATCAAGATATTGAGTAACCAGCCTATGCGGAACCGAAATATTACATATCGGACATCCCTGACCTTTGTAATGATTTGTCGGTGCTTGCCAAAACGACCCATGCTTTTTACAACCAATTTCTATCTTAACCAATTGCGTGACATATACCGATTTTGAATAATCGTATATGTCACCATGAATAGCATTGGCTTTGTTTATAAAATCTTCTAAGTTCAAACGATTATGAGACTCTAATAATCCACAATTAGGACAGCCAGATCCACATAAGTGAGAATTCGGAGTCTGATAAAAAGACCCATGAGATCCGCAGATTATTTCTATTTTACTAGTTGCTGAAATATAGTCAGATTTGGAATAATCATACTTATTATCATGAACATCTCTAGCCTTTCTTACAAATTTTTGCAAACTTGAAGTATTCTTTTTCGACCTAGAAATTTTAGCACATTTTTGACACCCAGAGCCAGCGAGATGCCTTGTTGGTGTTTGTGAGAATTCCCCATGGATACGACAAACAATTTTAACATGCTTATGTGATGTTTCATATTCAACATCATCATAAACATACTTGTCGCCATGAACTAACACAGACTTAGCGACAAACTCTTTTTTGCCAAGTTGATGGATAGCCCTGTATTCGTCGTGAGTACAACTCGGGCAATTACCACCCCTAAGATGAACACCAGCAACTTGACTAAATTGCTGGTGTTTAGAACAAACAATCACAACAGACTTCTTACTATTAATATATTCTACTTTAGAATAATCATATTTATCGCCATGAATAGATATAGCCTGTTCGATAAATTGTTCTGTTGTTAAACGTGCAGCCATCCCTGTTTAATACTCATGAAGTTTCTTTAACGTTATTATGGAATTCATCGATAATTCCGTCTAATGTTTTACTGGTTCGATATAATCTATGGGTATTAGACACATACCAAGTCTTTCCGTTGACAACAGATTTCCATACACCGACATTCCCATCGCCCCAGACAGCCTTAGCTTTTTGGCTTTTGATTTTTCTTCATCATCCAAAATTTGGCGATGCTTCTTCAATTCTTTAAGATCTGGTGCAGATTCAGAAAGCATAACTTGAGTCCCAAGTTTCTTGAACAGATCTTGGGCACTGTCATACAAATTGTCGCCTTTTTCGATCTCGCCGCGATTCCAAGCATCCAAGATCTGCATTTCTTCAGACGTCAAAGACTCGTTTATAAGAGAGAGTTTCATTATTCGACTTCTAGGAGTGGCAATGATTGTCCAGCTAACTCATGAGTACAATCAGATTAATATTTTACCATACCGTCGTTAACGAACGAATGACATCTTGGTCCTTCGGGACTCTGATCAGTGAGTATACTAGGCTTTAATGTCGGGGATTCAATATCTCCATTCCACGACCAACAATTAGTGCTTTTTCGGCTTCCCTTGAGAATCACAGGTATGATTCTCATAGACATTGGACCAGGAAAATTCAATTCGACATGGGAACATTCGGATATGGCACATTGGATCAAAGCCCCATCGATATTCTTTTATTGGTTTAGCTTTCATTCATCATATCTCCAAATAAGCTTATGGTGACCAGCATCATAAACTTTAGTATAACCATTGAGAAACATATTCTCTGATTCAGATTTTTCAGGATCAAACCCATCTCCTAGAAATCTTGACAATTTATGTTTTTGACATTTTTGTCTAGAAAAGACACGTCTTCCTTTAACATAGAAATAATTTGGTTTAGTGTGACTGTATAATTTTAAACCATTTCTTGAATAAACACCGCCGTTGCTATGCCTAGCATCAGCAAAGGTCATAACCTGACTTGGACTGTACTCTCTAATAAAAGCCTTGAATAATCTAGAAAAACCACCAACCACAGTGTGTTTCAAAGAACAAGCATACCTTATTATTTCCCATTCGTGTTTTGCGTGTCTAGAAAGAGTCAAAGATGCCACAATCTTATTATCAACTTTCAGACAATAAGATTGACTAGCGTTTCGATGCCCCTGTAGGTGTGAAGAGTCCATAAAAGGCTTAACCGAACTATTATCAGATTTAGATATTTCACACTTTCTGGCGAATATCCTATTGGATATCCCCAATCGGTGGGACACCATGCTCTTCACCACATCGAATTTATCATCTATCTCATGATCCCAAAATTGATAAAGATCTATTCCTTTCGATTTGGCTAAATTATATTTATTTAAATGTTTGGAAGGGTAATTGTCAATTTTGTTGTTGGTCCCATGCCAATAGCACCCATTAATTTCTATTCCGAATTTGTGGTCAGGAATCCAAATATCAATCTCAAAACCGTCTAAAGCAGATCTGTCGTTATTGACAACAGAAACATTGCTTGGAATTGTGTCGAGGATCTTTTGATGCGGCTTTGAGATGACTCCTGGGCATTTTGAGCAACCTCTTCCTTGAAGATGACCGTTCGGTGACTGTAAAAATTCACCATGTTTCCGGCAGATTATTGATACATATTCATCCCATTTGCGATATTCTACTTTAGAATAATCATATTTGTCGCCATGAATCTCAACAGCTTTTTTAACAAATTCTAATGTTGACAAAGAATTAAATGAGGAAACTTTATCAACACCACATTTAGGACATCCCTGTTTCCTATTGATATGCTTCACTGGAGATTGTAAAAATTCTCCATGATCAGGGCAAATTATAACAATTCTTGATTTATAAGAAGAATACTCTACTTTAGAATAATCGTATCTGTCGCCGTGAATTTCTTCTGCTTGGAGCACAAATTTTTCTGTCGATGATTTATTAGAATCCGCTAATCTAATAATATTATCAACATTAGCACATTTGAGACAACCACTACAACAATTAATGTGGTTGTTCGGAGCTTGCTCAAATTCTCCATGTACGGGGCAAATTATAACCACTTTCAAAAAAGAGCTGATATATTCTACTTTAGAATAATCATATTTGTCGCCATGAATCTTTTTAGATCTTTCTATAAATTGTTCTGTTGTTAAACGTGTAGCCATTCTCGTTTAATACTCTAAACACTATGGACCATGAAATTAGATAATCCCTTATCCTTAGACCACAAGTAAGCCTCGGCTGCTCGGTGCGGTTTCACCCAGCCGTGCCTATAATGATATGAGTCCGTGGCTGTTAGACTTGGCAAAATCGTGACGCCGACACCATTGAAAGTATCACCAGCAATAAACCGAGTCTGTTTCTTTTTATGAAAATGCCCGACATGCCATTGGTGGAATTCTGCTTGAGCCCACATCATTTTCTCTTCTTTCGCCATGATTAGCGGAAGATCGGCCATTCTCTCATCACAAGAGTGAGTGAAACCAATGAGAGTGTTGCCGTAGAGTTCGTATTTACGTTGGCCTGGAGTCATGTCGAAGGTAATGTCTTCGATCCCGGCACCAATGCAGTATTGCTCAATCGTCTTCGTGAGGTACCAGGAAGTGCTTCTGTCGTGGTTTCCTGGGCTCCAAAGCACGTGGACCGGTGTGACGTCCCTACAACGCATTAAGGCCCACTTGATGGCTTCTACGCCCACGGTGAAGATTTTGGAGAATCGATCGTCTGTCGATTCGACCAGCGTACCGTTGCTGGTTTCGCCTTTCCAATTATCGACGTTGAAGAAGTCTTGGCCGATTGGGAAGACGATCCGTTCGACATCGAAGACTGAAGCACGGTCAAGGAGATCGTCGACCGCACCGAGGTAGATGTTCTCAGCGATTTTTAGGTTGTAATCCTCGCCAGTCTCTTCTTGCCAAGCCAGCTTCCCAAAGTGAGCGTCGAACAGGCTTATTTCGAGCATATGCGGCTTTGACATCGTCGCACGCCGCTTGATCTTTGGTGCCTTTGGTGGTCCGACCCATTTCTCCATCATTCTTTCCACGGCATCCTGCACGTACTTCGGAGCCCGGCGTTCGAGCTTGAATTTGACTTGGTAGAGTTGTTCCTTCCATAAGTCCTCTGGAAGCCATCGTTTTGTTCCTTCTTCTTGTCCGTTTCGTTTCTTACCAGCTACTTGCCATTGGTTAAAACGTGCTTCGGTTACTTTCCATTTCCGCATGTCGTAGCCAGCGATTTTGGCTATTTCTTCTGCGGTTAATTTGTCTCGCATCATTGCGACGAAGTTGAGTTCGTTTTCACCCTTGTGGGTGTAGGAGATATGCTCGGTTTCAGTCTTCTTGACTTTGGTCGGGCTTTCGTCTGGTTCGCCGTCGACTGCTTGAAGGTCGAGTGCTGTGCCGTTTTTGAGCGAGCTATAGCGGTGTTGCAGGGTTGACCGGGCTACGCCCAGTTCCTCAGCTGCTCTTGAGATATTGCCGTCATGTGAGGCAATGGTGTTATATACCAGATCTTTATCGAGCTTAGACTTTTTAGGCATGTTTAATCTCTATTGATGACAAGTCGGGACAATCCGTCGCAGATAGTCCTGATACTAACAGAGATTAACGCGGGAAGTGTAAGCCACCTGCACCAAAGATAATGCCAATGTAGTCAAGCTTATCAATGTTATAATCG